AAATGAATGACCAGTAGCAAGAATTCTACTCTGTTTAAAGAAATTCACCGTAGTTCCAACACCAACTGCAAAAGGAACATTTTCATTCAAAGTGATTGTAGATATTCCATTTGATATTTCAGTAGATTTATTAATAGTATAATACTCAGGTGTCAATATTGCTGCACCTATTGCAGTATTTATTCCAGTCTGAGGTGCTGAAAATGTAATATTCGGAGCCGTTGTATATCCTCTACCATTAGATAACATATCAATCTGGGTGACTGATCCATTTTCAATGGTAGCAATTGCCTTTGCTCTAACTCCCCAAGAGGCACTAGGAGCATCAATAGTAACTATTGGTGGAGAAGTGTATCCAGATCCACCGTCAGTAATAGCAATTGTTTTAACTGTATTATAAAGATCATTGAAATATATTACTAGACCATCATAAGGTCTTACAACTTCTGTTTTTACTGTTCCACCACTTACATAAGTATGTTGTAATGTGGAAACTCCGACGTAAGCAGAAAATTCATTACTTGAGACAACTTGATTAACATTAAAAGTATAACCTTTATTTCCACTAGGATATGTAACAATTCCAGGTCCAGAAGAACAAGTGAATCCAAGTCCAGTAATTGAAACTCCCATACCAACATTGAAGTTGTGATCCAATGAAGTAGTAATTGTTACTATACCAGACACATTATCATATACAGCATTTGATACTGATAGTTCTGGAGTACTAAGATCTACAACAAAAGTATCGGAAAGAGATGCAGAAGGAGATGTGATTATTCCAGAATATTTTTTAGGACTTACTCCATCAGCAACTAATCCATAATTACCGAAAGAAGAGTTTGAGTTGGTAAGATCGCAAGCACCACCATTTCCACAATAAATTGCAATATCATCACAGATAGTAAATAGTGATACTAATTGAGCATATCCTTGATTAGTAATTGATGCTCCAATACCACCTTGATTATATTGAGTATATGAATCAAGCACCATTGATTTAGTTGGACCAATAGCAGCATTACCATCTATCTTTATACCAATACTATCTGGAATGAAGTTAGTGCAATTCTGAATGTAAGGAGATTGATTGATATATCTTGGTTTTGTTGGATCAAATGCCACTATTGCCTTATTGGGAAGAGATCCTCTAAATGACATCTCTGCAATATAATTTCCATTACCAACGTAAAATAAATCCTGATCATCATTTTGTGGTATTATAGTCGTCTCTCTTAGAGATTGGCCAATCACAGTGACTTCATCAGGAAGAATAATTGGATTATCTTCAATATAAGTTCCTGGAGCAACTCTAACAACCCTATCGGTAACTCCAGCAGATACAATTGAATCAACTGCTGCTTTAATTGTAAGTTTTGGTTCTGTTAATGTTCCAGCATTAGAATCATTACCATCTTTAGCAACATAAACTATACCGTCTTCCGCAACTCCAGTTGCTACTGCGGTTGCTTGACTAAATTCAAACTTTCTAGCACTGTGATCATACTTTAGAAACTTACCATCATAAACGGATGGATTAGTTGCAATACCAACAATATCATCTAGATATTTCAGTCTAGTCTCACCGCCACCACCGAGTGTCGATAATTGGTTTTGAATACGATTAATGAACAACCTATAGTGACTTTGCAGTTGATCAAAGGTTACAAAGTTCTGATCAGTAGGTGTAAGTGGATCACTATTATTTGTTGCTGGTGGTTCAGTAATACTCTCCGTTAAAACTTCTCTCTCACTAAACTTCTCAAGAACCTCTTGAATATAATTAACCTTTCTTGCTAAAGAAGCATTCTTTTCTTCTAACTCATCTATTTTTAATTTTTCAATTGCTTCACGAACATCTACTTGAATTTTATCAAGACTTTCGTTTTGAACTTTGATATGAGATTCATTGCGGATTAGATCAACTTCAAGGTTATTAACTTTATTTGATAGTTCTTGTTTAAAATCTTCAATCTCTTTTACATTTTTATCGAACGTAGAGTTTGAACTCTCAAAAAAGTTATTTACTCTTCCAGTAATTTCACTCTTAAAATTTTTATTATCTTCGGAAGATTCAAAAACATCTACAGAAATTTCTTTGAGTTTATTCTCAAAATTTTCTAGTTCCTGTCTTACTTTTATCTGGTTCGCAGATATATTTACTTTTTCTTCTTCAATAAACTTACCAACTGTTTTCTTTACACTAGAAACTTTGTTAGTAAGTTTGTCTTGGAAATCAGAAATATTCTCATTTATTTCTTCATACTTTTCATCAACACTACTACGAACATCATCAATAGATTGCTGAACAGTTTCGATAGATTCGGAAATTCTTCCCTCAAATTTATCGTATCTAGAATATGCTCTTTTCTCAGAATCAATTACTAAAGATTTATATTTTGGTACATCAATAGAAATAAACTGATTAACTTGCTCTGTTAGTCTCTCTACCTTTTTCCTAACATCAGCAAGTTTTTCATTATTAATTGTTTTTACTCTGCTCTGAATGTCCTTTGTGGTTTCTTCAACCACAAGCAACTGAGACATCATAGCACGATCTAGGTCTTCTTGTGTTAGAAGAGTTTTAATTTCTTCCTGAACACCAAGAAGTTGCTGAGAGAGATAATTTACTCTCTCAACATTCTCATTGTAATCTTCTAAAGATCCAGAAAACTTTGAAATAGCATCAAACTTCTCTATATTTTTCTTATAAGATTGGAAAGTATCAAAGGATTCAGTATCTTTAATACTTTCACTCACACCATTTTTATTTTTGTCTTCAAAAAAATCAGATGGTTTTCTAAGTGCCACTATATTACCCTAGATTTCTAATAGTATTATTTATTATAGCACATATCAGCAGTCATTCAATAATAATACTTAAATTTATGCTCCATCAATCGCAATCCTTCATCATCGTGGCAACATCTCCACCAATGTTGGCACCTTTATCTTGAGCAAACATTGCTACCCATCCCGCAGCCAACCAACCAACATAAGGAATGCTACTAAACCATGGGGCAATAGCAGCACCAGCACTAGCTCCAACCAATCTACCTGCATTTTCTCCACCACCTTCCGCCTTGATACACTCTATCTTTTTGGCAGTCAACTTTCCCACTTCACCACCCTGGAGATGCTGGGCTCCGTCCATGGTGTATTCTTCTTGTTGGACTATCTTAGTATCTCCACCAATACCAAAGAAACCATTTTTCTTCACAAGCACTTTATTCTTGTCCATGACTCTAGGGTCATTGGAACGATATTGGATACGGTATCCATCCTTATGAGCATCTACCTGATAGGCAGTATAATCACCAACAGGCAAGTTGATGATAGGAAGTTGACTTCTATTTAATAGGTGACCGAGCACACCAATATGTGCAATACCAAAAACGGTCCCCACAGTGAGTGCTGCCCACTTAAATGAGGACCTTTGAGGTTTAATTACAACTGGTTGTGGTTCTTCAGAACCAGGTTTTTTGTTGACCATACATCATACCGTTGGCATAATAGGTGGTTCGCCGTCTTTCTTAGGAGCAACAGAAGCAATCTGAATCGGTGCCTGCTCAATACGAATGGTTTGTGCAGGTGCGGTTTGTGCAGCAGCAGCAATCAGTTTCTCTAAGTCTGCCTTAGTGATACCACCAGCAGCACCACCCATCTTCATAGTTCCGTCTCCAGACTTCTTAGCAGTCTGAACACCAAATGTTGCCAGAACCCCAGTGAAGACCGATGCGATAAAAGTAGGATCAAGTTTCTGCTCAGGGATTCCAAGGGCAGCAGGAAGTTTAATATAAGCAAGAGTCAAAATACCACCAGACCAGATGAGGATACCAAGTCTGACCATAGTGCTGATTGCTTCCAACTGACCTTCGTGGTCGTCAGCAGCTGCTTTTATTTTACCAAATAAACCTTTTTTCTTCTCTTCTTCTTTAGAAACTTCTTTGACTTCTTCTGGCATTTAACGAGAGCAAGGCTCTTATATTTATAGAAAGATTTTCATTTTTCATAGTTGTTCAAATATTTCATATACAAAGCAGCTGCTTCTAAATGTTTACCTTCGCTATTAAGTTTTTTAACCCTTTCTAGAACTTTTTTCTTAAAGTTCGATAATTTCGAAACTTGTTCCATCGCTATCGTCTCCGATGAACTCTAGGGAAAAAATATCATGTTCTTTAATATCTGGATTTAACCATTCACAAAACTCTGCCTGAATCGCATGAGCATCTTCCACACATGCCATAGGATCTTTTGATGGGAGTTCTAGAATAGTATGCATTCTATCGACTGCCCAGTCATGTGTCTCTTTCAGGGTGTCTTTCAAAGTTACCATAATCTTTTCGCATGTAGCGTCCTAGAATATTGCTATTGTAGTACGCGGGCGATCCGTCGTCAAGTGATTCTGACAGCACATTATTTAGGAATAATTGCTTAGTTTCTTCATAGTTACAGAGACCTTTAGTAACATGAAGACTCAATATTTCTCTATTGAAATTCTCTTTGTTATATAATTTTACGTCTTCTTTCAACTCAGGACAAGATCCATAGTATTTTTTCCAGTCAGATTCTTGTTTTACTCTTCTTTTCTTTCCTGGAGGTGTTCTAAACGACCAAAAATACTTTCTACCAATGTACGATCGTCCGTTGTACTTATTGGTAATACGGTAAACAAAACCAAAGTACTCCCCAATATCATCAGTGTCAAAAAGTTCGCCATTATATCTCCAAGGATTTTCGTAACTCATACTATAGAATATTATGAGCTATTATTTATCCTTTAACCCTAGCAAAGCGATTCTACTCAAATAATAGAGGTTTGTCAAGTTACCCTGAAATAAATAACATTAAAGACTGAAAAAATGTCAGCATATACTCAAAATATCTTTATTAATGTGCATTCTGACTTTTCTTATCCTTTTGATGTGATTAATAGTGATGGAACAATCGTTGATGTAACTAACTTAGATTTTGCTTCTCAGATGAGAAAACATACAGACAGCAGTACTGCTGTTGGATTTGCTGTCACTGTTTTGGATGCTACTGCCGGGAAAATTCAAATTTCTATGGGAAGCACTCTCACTGGCACATTAAAACAAGGAAGACACGTTTATGATATTGTTTCAACAGCAAGATCCAATGGTTTAAAAAGTGTCGTTGTTGAAGGAACTGTTCTTGTAAGAGCAGGCATATCTTCCGGATGTTTCTAAAAATCTTATAAGGAAAAAATAATGTCCTCCACAGTTTATACAGTCAATCTTTCAATTTACACAGGTATTGACTTTAACCAAACATTTGTTTTCGAAGATCTTAATGCAAATTCCAGAATAAAATTATCTGGTTATCAGATCTGTGCCAAGATGAGAAGAGCGGAAGAGTCTTCAACATATACATCATTCACTGTTGATATTATAGACGTCGTAAATGCTAGAGTTAATTTAAAGATGGACAGTGCTACTACAGCAACACTGAAACCAGGAAAATATTTGTACGATATCTTATTTCAAGACCCCAGTGGAAACATTGAGAGAGTTGTAGAAGGTCTTGTAGATGTTAAAAGAACTGTAACTAGATAATAAAAAAGGAGGGTTGCCCCTCCTGAGTATTATTTAAGTTTTGTATCAGCGACGTTGAGCAGCATACCACTTCTCAAAGTCCTCTCTACGCTTATCACCTCTTGGTGGCATAGGAGTCTTTTCACCACGAACGGGTTCATACTTTCTACCCTGCTCTCTTTCATACTTTTCAGGGTTGTTGCGAGCCTCTTGTGATTCATCAAGAGTGAATTGAGCAACAAGAGCATATGCTTCTTGCTCAGTGTGTCCTTTCTGAACCAAAGACTCAATCATCTGATCGAGTTCCAGTTCTTCTTTTACTTTCTTTCTAGGATCATTTGCTTCACCTCTTTCATAATCTGCCTTGGTATAAGGTCTGAAATCATCTCTTCCACCACGACTGGTGTCACTAGCGCCATAACGCTGCTTTCTTCTCTTTGCTGCTCTTTCTCTCATTGCAGCAATAGAGTCTGCCTCTTGGATTGCTTCTTCACCAAGTCTAGCAGCGGCGGTAGACGCCTTGCTAGCAACCTTTCCAACGGCATCTGATGCCTTTCTGAGACCTCTACCAATGAGTCCTCTGACGCCCTTCTTGACCTGCTCCTTCTTCTTCTGAACGGCACCTACAACTGCCTGCTTGCCAGCACGTCCTGCTCTTCTTACCTCATCCTTAGCAATCAAACCAGCAATCTCAGCACCTGCCTTAGCAGCAGATGCCTTCTTCTTAGCAGTGTCAACAGCACCCTTTGCTGCGGCACGTGCTGATTTTAGAGCGTCTCCTGCCTTTCTTCCAGCGTATCTTCTTCTAGCGCCTACAGGAGCACCAGATGCTCTTCTAGCAGCGGTATCATGACCAAAGGTGACCTTTGCTTCATCAAGATACTCGTTGGTGGCATCCTCTACTGCGGAACATGCCTCTTCTTCAGTATATCCTTCTTCAATACACTCTGCTACCAGCTCTTCGAAGATCTCATCGAGAATTTCTTCTTCGATGACTTCTTCAGTCTGATACATTTTTGAATATGCTTCGTATATTCCCAGAATATCTTTGGATAACATGGTCAGTATTTTATAAATTCCTAAATTTATTTATAAAAAAAGAGGGTCTTGCGACCCCCTCTCTTAATCGGGAATATCCCCGTATGCTTCATAGGCATTGTATTCATTGAAAATATGAGAATCGGACTTTGCCGCTTCTCTATACATTTCTAACGCATCTTCAGTTTTTACACAGTTACATTTACAGTTTCCTTTACAGAGAGAACCCTGAGAAGGTGTCTGCTTTAACGTCTTGCTTGATTCCTCCGACGATGTAAGATTCGACTTCGGTTTCTTGGGGTGCCACTTGAAGACCCTTAGAAGAGATCCAATGCTCTGTCCAAGGTAGTGGGTTATTTTTTGCTGGTATGTCATAGAGAGGTTTGAGTCCGATTGCTTTCATTCTACGGTTGGCAATCCATTCGACATACTGCTGTAGCAGTTTGTCATTTAGACCAATCATAGAACCGTCCTTGAACAGATACTCTGCCCAGAGTTTTTCTTGGTTTACAGCGTTCTCAAAGGTCTTGTAGACCCACTGTTCTTCCTCTTTGGCAATTCGTGCCATCTCTGGGTCATCACCCTCTTTCCACTTGTTCATGATGTTCTGAGTGATGACCAAGTGTTGATTTTCATCTCTAGCAATTAGTGAG